CAACTGGTTAGTTGGAGGGTTTGGTGCTTTGGTTGGATTTTTGCTGAAGGTCATGTGGGAAGCGGTGAAGGATTTGCAATCTGCTGATCTTGAATTGACTTCCAAAGTGAACAGCATTGAAGTCTTAGTGGCGGGGAATTATGTCAGCCGCGATGAATTCGATAAAGTGATCTCACGACTGTTCCTTAAGCTAGACGTTATAGACGACAAGCTGACAAAAAAGGCTGACCGATGATTAAAGCTATTTACCCATCTCGACGCGTTGATGAAGATGAAGGTGACGCGGTAACTTTGGAGCTGAGAGGTTCTGACGGTTACGGGTCTGGTGCTTATGGTGCAAGCCGTGGCGACAGAACTCACAAAGGGATAGACTTCCAAGCCCCACACGGTGCAACCATCTTATCACCGGCTGTGGGCATAGTGTCCAGAATTGGCTATCCGTACTCTGATGATCTGTCCTATCGCTACGTTGAGATACTCACACGCGGAGGGCTAAAGCATCGCATCTTTTACATCGATCCAATAGTGAAGCTCGTCGACAAGATTGCTGTCGGGCAACCCATCGGTCGGGTGCAGAATATCTCTGCTAGATACGACGAACATTTAATGAAAAACCACATCCATTACGAAATCAAAAACGGACGCAGTGAATATATCAACCCGGCCACATTAACGGCTGGCGTCAAGCAAGACAGGCAAGGTAATTAAGGTATGGCAACAGAATTAGCAATTGCAGAGTCGCCGATTGGGTCAGAAACATTCGGTTCACCCGGCCCAGCTTCATTTTCAACAGAAGATGATCGTGTTGAAGCATGGACGAATTCACTTGCCCAGTACCTTCCCGGTGATGAGTTGTTTTCTGCCAAATTTATTGAAGGCTCCAACCTTCGCTATTTATTGCGTGGATTGTCAAAGAGGATTATTCAGGGCGACCAACACGCTATTGAATTGCTTGATGAATTCATTCCTGACAACACAACCAAGTTTCTTGACGAGTGGGAGTCAGTGTTAGGTATTCCCGACCAATGTTTTCATGGTGAAGGTACAGCGACAGACCGAAGAACCGCTATTTTGGTGAAACTATCTGCTTTGGGAATTCAAACGACTGCTGATTTTGTGGCTACGGCTTTGCGGTTTGGGGTTGTGGTTAATGTTTACGCTGGGAAAGATGTCTATGACACGCCTTCATTGGCTCCCGGTGTCACTTTTACCACTCTAAAGCGGGCAAGATATTCCATTGTGGTTACTCACGTATTGGCAGCAGGTCATGCTTTCCCTTACACTTATCCGATACCGTTTGGCACAGCCAGTATTATCCAACTTCAGTGCTTATTTAATAATGCAAAACCTGCGAACTGTCAGGTTATATTCCAGAATGTATAGGGGCAAGAAATGAAAGACCTGAATGACAAAATCACTGGGGACACGTTACCCGCAATAGAATGGAACGAAGTACCTTCTGAGCTTCAAAACGTTATTGAGAAAACCGGGCAAACACTGTCAACTTTAGACCTTGACCAGATGGGCAAGGCTATTGCCGTATATGCTTCCGGTGGTGATTTCTACACTGATTCAGGCATTGCTGACGCTTATGTTTTGTCTGCCGTAGGTAGCAAGCAAACTCCACCCGCTTATTTTAACGGGATGAAAGTTCGGTTTCTTCCGGCCAACACCAACACTGGCCCAGCGACAGTCAATGCTGGAACACTTGGCGTTAAATCATTGGTAAGAACCGATGGCGCGGTTTTGGTTGCTGGCGATATGCAAGCCGGAGTTCCATACAGTTTCCAATATGACACCGTTTCTGGAAAGTTCCTGTTCAACGGTGAAGGCTTGCCCGATGCCACCGAAGCACTTAAGGGAAAGATAGAAATTGCGACACAGGCTGAAACTGACACAGGAACAGATGACACTAGAGCGATCACACCGCTAAAACTTAAAGCATTAACACTAAATTCCAGTGAATCGGTCAAAGGAAGGATAGAAATTGCAACACAGGCTGAAACTGACACAGGGACAGATGACACGCGGGCAATCACACCCAAGAAACTAAGGTTCGGTGTTGCTTATTCGCTTGGGACAAATGGATATTTGGCTCTCCCGTCTTGGCTTGGCGGCATCATATTTAATTGGGGTGTGCAGTCGTTGGGTGCTGGCGGAACGTTTACCGTAACTCTTCCGAAAGCCTATACAACAAAAGGTTTTCTGGCGTTTGGTCAAGCCACAGTTGCGCTTCCTGTAGGTCAGGATAACTCATCAAATTCTGCCGGACTGAACGGGGCGAGCCTAACAACGATACGAGTCACCACTGACGCAAACGGCGGGTCTACAACTTGGTTGTCAATTGGGTATTAGAAAATTAAGGATTAAAGCGGAACAATGGCCGGGGTTATCGGTTGGCTTCAGGATAGGAAAGCATTTCTTTTTCATTGGGCGAGGTCAGAAACACTCCTTCTGCACCCATCGCCCTTTGAATATCAGTCAGGTATTGGCCTAACTGTTCAACACCCATGCCGCCGTTGTCCCTCAATATTGGGAACCATTCAGGATAGATTTCTATAATCTTTAGCTTCTGCTCATAATTGTAACCATCCAACATCTTTCTGATAATCTTGGCAAGGTCAGGATCAGTCGAGCATACAATCTTAAATCCATAGTGATATTTGCAGAACGCCTCAGATTCGCCTATTAGCTCGTTTCGTTGTCTGGCAATCTCTTTATACCAGCAGTGGGTTAAAGCCCGCCTACGGGCCTTCAGCGAGCTGTCGTATAGCTTTATTTCGATCTGATAGTCTTTCTCTGCATCCATCGCCATTTTTAGCCTTTGAATGATGCCATCAAGGGCTTCTGGCGTGATTCTAATCGTTTCCACGAGTTATCCTTTTTGCCTTGATAGTGAAAATCTTCTTGATACGCTTCAACTCGTTTATCCTATACCGATTTGGCTCATGCGGCCCTTCCAGCCATTCCAGTTTATCCAAGCCTATTTTCTTGATTAAATTCACCCGATATAAAACGATATTGCCCGAAAGGTGGTTATTGCATGGGGCACATTGGCGATGACAATTTAAAACATTGAACCGCAGTGATGGTGAGCTCCCGACACTCAGATAATGACCAGCGTGATATTGTCCATCGTGATGTCGTTGGCAACTGATGCAGGGGCGGATATTGTCTCTGAGCCTAACATATTTATTAAACGCCGTTTGTGCTTCTTTCGCCCAAGTCGCTTTGGTTTTAATATTTTCTTTTGCAACCCGATATTCTGCCCGCTTTGCTTTCTCAACGTGTTTTATTCCTTGTTTTGTTTTAGCGTAAGCAATGGCGCAAACGGGTGAACATACGGCAGAAATGGTACTGAACGGTTGGTAGCTAACTTTGCACACTTTGCATTTCTTAGCCATTTAGGTTTTGTCTGCCATCCAGTTGTTGCGTTATCTTCTGCTCCAGCCAAATCATAGCAGCCTTATATCTGTCGCGTCGAAGATCGCTTATCTTTTCAATTTTTGCTGTTTGGCAAAACTGCTGTTTAGTCATCCCGGTTTCAGGAATAGCATAGTTTAAGAGCCATTGCTGATTCTTGCTGACAAATTCACCAATTACAGCCATATTAACGCCAAGCCCTAGCACTTAAAGCCATTGCCGCGCACATCACATTTATCACAGAGGCATCTTCCAAGTAATGGGAAATGTCGTTGTCATAGATTATTCCGCGCTTGATCGCGCCTTTTTGAGATAACTGCGCACGAACAGTATTGGTTGGCCTGTTCAACCTGTCTGCTAATTCTGCAACAGTGATCGATTTCCCTACGATGTCAGAAAGCCTTGTTCCTGCATAAATGACTTGTTTTGGATAAGTTGACATTTTATTTCCTCTATAAACCCGCTAGCAAATGCCAACGGGTGATTGATTGACGATTTAAAACGGTGGCAAATCATCATCGAAATCAGGAATCGGTGGTGGCGTTTGTTGTTGGGTACGACTTGGTTGGTTTTGAGTCGCAGTTTGTTTCGCCCCACCGCTGACCAGTGACACATCGACAACTCTTGCTTTCAGGTTAAAACCTTCTGTGCCATCTTGTTTCGGATAAGTCTCAATGTGGACATCATCAAGAACCGCATGGAGTTGGTCACCTTTATTGAGATAAGGGAGAAGGGCTTCTGCTTTCTTGTCCCACAAAGCGGCCTTGATCCATTGGGTTTTCTTGTTCTGCCCATATCCAACATCGTAGGCTAAAGATAATTCACAAACAGCTTTCCCGCTTGGAATGTGGCGTATTTCTGGTTCGTTTCCGATTCTGAATAATTTAGTAAACATAATGATTCCTTATTTAATAATTAAAGCCCTTGAGCCATCGATGATTTCTACGCCGTCAATCGGCGATTCCTTTGCAGCAGCCAATAAAGCCCGTTTATCAATTGATCTGCTTTCAGGTATTACCCGCCAGAAGATGATCCCCAACTTATCCTCATCAATATGCCCCAGCTTCATTGTTGGCTTTTTAAGCGTCAACTTGAAGACCCCAAGGTCTAATTTATCGCAACTGATGGCTTCCATATTTCCTTTAATATATTCAGCCAGCCGGTTTGCATTATTTTCTGGCGCAGTTTTCAGTTTCGTCAGTCGTTCAATTTCCAGTTCAATAGCGGCAACGTCTGCCAGCAAGTGCTGTCGAACCTTCAACGCTGCGGTGGCTTTATCCTTAAACGCGATATTTAGGCCGTCCATCGTGTCGCCTATCATGACTGCCGTCATTTCACCGTCATCGACTAATGCCTGTAGTGACCTCATATCTTCACTAATTTCGTAAAGTCTCATTTTACAGCCCTTTCTTTCAGTGTTTTAACAATTCCGTCATAAGCAAGAGAAGGCAAGTCGGCCAAATCTTTAACCTTATAGCCAGAACAAATGGCGGCAACATCAACCCCGGCTGCTAAAGCCATTCCCGATATTGTTTGCGCTTGAGTACTGCTTACCAGTTTTGCGGGTGGTGGTGCTGTATTGTCTCCGCAATCAGCGTCTTTAGTGTCATCGATCAAGAACAATCCGTTCAACGCATACTTTCGCGCATAAGATGAAGCCGACCCAGTTATTTGGCTTTCATCCATTCCTTTCTTGGTTAATTGTTCGCGGGCATAAGCAGTCACCGATCCACTGTCTGACCCGTGGCTGATGATGGCAGTGGCTTTGACATAATGCCTATCGCCTACCATTACTATTTCATCCGAAAGCGTGAGAGTGCAGCCATTAAGGATTAACTTAACTGCCTCAACTATGTCTTCACAACTCCGGTATTTGTATTTCCCAAAATCGTTATATTGACCTTTGGGTGCTTTCAGCTCGCGCTGGATTCTTGCTAGGTTGTCAGTCAAGTCGCTCATGGCTGTATAAACTCCCGGTTGAAGTCGTCATTTACTTCGTTTGCATATGCCCAGTATTCTTCCGTGTCGAAAACATACGGGTTTCTAGGCGCATCCTCGCGCATATCTTGCATGGCTTTCTGCTTCGCCAGTCGTTTTCTTGATTCCATATCTTGTTTTTTCATCATTAAGCCCTTTGGTGGTTGGTTATTCTGGAAATACGTCAGCCAGAGACAATCGGCCTCGGCCTTTCTTCTTGTTGAGTGCTGCAACTATAAGGCGGCATTCTATAAGCCCCGGAGTTCTCGCCCCGACCTCATAGGCACTGACCCTTTGTTGTGACCAACCGAGCAGAAGGCCAAAAGCCGATGCTGATAAGCCGAGTTGTTCGCGGTGGTGCTTGATTTCGTTATTCATCCAATCATTCTACTCATAAAGATCATTATCTACAACAATACGCCGTGACCCAATACGTTAAATGGGTCACATTTATGCCTTTAATGTTACCTATACTCCCGTATAGTACCAACTCAATCAAACGAGAAGGGGCATAGCATGAACAACGACAACAAAAGAACTTCAGCGAACGAAACCGCAGTTATATCGGTTCTTTCTAACCACGACTTATTATGGGAAGCGACAGGGCCGGACGGTATCACTTATGATTTTGACACCCGGCTTCTTAGAATGAATGAGGAACGCAGAGACTTAACAAGAAGAAAGATGGCGGCCCACGACAACGCCATTTCTAGCCAACTCGCTTATTTAATAAGTCAAAATGATTATGAGGCCATCGGAAGAATGGTTGTCGGTCAAGTCGATGATTACCTGAGTTACAAAATACAAGAAGCTGAAGACATTTTCTCAATTAACGAAACGGAAGGTGAAGCATGAAATATTCACGCAGTTATAAAGACTACCACCCAATGATTGAACGCCAGCCTAAACCAGACTCAGGTTTCGGTGCAGCCATCGTCGGAATCGCCTACGGGATGATCCTAGCAGTGATGTATCTAGGGTGGATGGCATGAGTGTCTTGAGAAGAAAGCTGCTAACTAAACGATTTATGAAGGAGAAAGGCTATACAAATTTCACAAGTCACCACGGGATAAGGAAAAACTCAGGGCGTTTTCTTTATGACTTTATTTCACCAGATAAGATGCTTAATGACTTTGTGAGATGGTTGAAGGTCGAGGAAAAAGACACCAATTCGGTCAAAGAGAAAACAGGGCGTGAGCATCATAACGCCAAATTGTCAGAATATGATGCCATAGCTATTTGGGAAACCAAGGGCATTGCAGGGACAACTATCACAGCGCGGGCTTTCGGCATAACACCAAAATCCGTTCGGGACATTTGGCGGGGCATAAGCTGGAAAAAGACAATTCAACAGCATGAGGCATCAAAATGATTAGCTTTGGATATAACGAGAAAGAAAAGCAAGCTGAAGTCGCCAACATCGAAAAGATGAAGGCTGAGTTTCTGGAAAAAGGAGGAGTGGTTGAGGTGTTAGGCACAACGAAAAGTTCTGACATATATCAGACCACGACTCAGAAAGCAGCAAAGGCTAAGAAGAAAGGCCGAGGAAATTCAATAACCTTAAACCCAACATGCAAGTGGTGAATGAAAATGACACATAAACACGAAGACTTATATGATTTTGATGGGGACGACTACCAGCAAGATAGAGATCAGGTAAGGTTGTCTAGCAGCTTAGATAAGATCCGCGACTTTATGGAGGGAAAGCCGCCGCTGACTGTTGAACAGGTGATGCAAGGCGCAGAACTAAAAAGCATTACGTCCACCAGCGCAAACATAAGAAACCTGAGAAAAGAGCAACATGGTAGAAGGGTGGTTGAAAGGACTTATATATCTGATGGACTTTATAAATATCAACTATTGAGTGCTGAAACACACAAAGCTAATGGCCCAGACGACAAAAAGCCCTCCGAGGTAGAGGGCTAATTGAAAGGCCATCGCTGGCCGAGGGTCACGACGAAAGGGCTTAACAAACATCGAGGGGGTCAGTCTAAACCTCCGATGTGGGTCTTGGCAATAGTTGTTTAACTTGCCATCGATGTTAGGTACTATGTCGTAACGCCCTGATAGGCGTATATGTGAAGGGACATAATTTTAGTCCCTTTTGATGAGCGGCCCTTGAGCCGTTTCGATCTAACCAAGATCACCCTTCGCCGGTAACTATCAGCAAGGGTCGTTCTTCAAAGGGGTTTAAATGAAGTGGTATAAGCACGATTCAAACGCAAATGCAGATGCAAAACTAAAGAAAGTTCGCATGAAATACGGGATGGAGGGTTACGGCCTCTACTGGTATTGCTTGGAATTGATATGTGATGGCATCGACGCACATAACCTCACCTTTAACCTTGAACATGATTCAGAAATAATTGCCCACGATACCGGCATCCACTATGAGCGGGTGCAAGAAATGATGTCCTATATGGTAAATCTTGAATTATTCGAGATGAATCAAGGGATTATCACTTGTATGAAAATGGCTAAACGTCTGGATATGTCAATGACCAGTAAGCCAGCCTTCAGAAAAAGCATACAAGAAGCAAGGGGGTATCATGACCCGGTCATGACCCTTTCTGACAAGGTCATGCAAGAAGAGAATAGAATAGAAGAGAATAGAATAGAAGAGAATAAAAACCTATCGCCTCCGGCTCCAACATTCAATTTCAAAAATTCGCTTGTTGATTGCGGGGTTGAACAAAAGAACATCATTGCTTGGATGGCTGTACGAAAAAAGAAAAAGGCTGTCAACTCAAAAGTTGCGTTTGACGGTTTCTTGCGAGAAGTAGAAATATCGGGATTATCTTATAATCAAGCCGTTCAAATGAGTGCAGAAAACAGTTGGTCAGGGTTTAAAGCAGAATGGGCAAACAAAGACAGAGGAAAATCTAATGGAACATATCAAACAGCTAATGAAAAAGCCGCTGAAAGAATGCGTCACACCAGAGACTACGCAACAGCAACGAATTTTTAGTCACCCCGAACGTGATTCGGTTGCTTACTTCTTTTTGAGATTGAGCAATATCTACCTCGCTGAGTACATTCGTCATCTTCATAATGCCGAAAGTGAGAATTTAGCCAAGCGAGAATTTGGCACAAGGGTCTGCAAGTATTCAAGGCAGCAAATCGACAAGGGTTGTTCTTGGATTCATCAACAGAAGGAAAACCACACCGATGGCTGGCAGTATTTAGATATTGATCGCTGTATCGGCGCAGTCAAAGAGGCCAACACAGTAAAATCCATTCACAAGCCATTTGAACCTGATTTAGCTCTTGAAGATCAAGGAGCGAAAGATCGGGCAATAACTGCTGGAAAGGAAGCATTAAACAAAATGAGAGGCTTGGGGTTGTGATAATCCTGTCGCCAAAATGCACTGGTTGCAGCCTAATCAATTTTAAATCCAAACACGTTGAATCATAAAGGCTATGAGACAACACGGCTTAAAACGCAATTGTGGCGATTTGGTGAGTGTTTGAATGATTCTGACGAGTTTATCCGCTTAATTGTCAATTTGTTTGATATTATGTTGCACTTTAACAAATAGTTTGTTATTATGTAGGTAGAAATTAACTATATAGAGATAAACGATATGAAAAACATTAACTACAACGCAAAAGCAGACATATTCCAACAGCAAATATGGGATTTTGGCCACAATGCAGAAAATGCATATGAGCATGGCGATTTTGAGCAAGCAGCCCACTGGCTTCGCTCACAAGACGCAGCAGCAGTTGCTATGAACTATTACATAGAACTGCACATCGAACAGCTTGCAGCCAAATAAATCAAACGGGGCCTCGGCCCCTATTAACAACGAAAGGGCTTAAAAATGAAACTAGAACAAAATGACTTTTGGCAAACACAGGCGCGAGGCACTAACGATGCCGAATATCAAATCTAC